ATTTATGCGAAACTTGGTTTTTCAATAGAGTTAAGATTTATACTAACATCTTTAATAAATAGTAATTTTAATCTCAAAACGAAATCATTTAGCAATCATATTCTATATAGAAAGGTTCACTACTTAATGAACCTGTATGTTCTGGAATGTCTCCAAGAATAACATGCTCTCTAGGGATTTTAACATCGACGAAATTTTGCCTTCTAACCACTCTCGGAGTAATTTGGTTTTTATCGTCTCCAATAAGGTAACCAAGGACTTTAAAATCGATGTTGCTTTCGTATCTTCGCTCCTCTTCTTCTAGTGCAGAAGCATTAGTGGATTGAGCAAAGTTTTCTCCCAAGAAGCCTTCAAAAACGTGCCTCTCGTGGTTTAAGGAGACGTAATTTAGTCCAGCTGGCCTCGTCATAAAAGGTGTTATGATCTGATTGAATTGCTGTTGAAACTCTGCTTTGATGCCAATTGTGTAAGATACGTTTACATATACTGGAATTGGTATTGTAATCGTCTCGTAAACTATTTTGGGCTTTTCTTCTGTTTTGATTGCGTATCTAATACCAGTTCTTTTTGATTTGTGATATGGGTCTGAAGTGCTTCTGGCTGAGTCTGCATTAATAAAGTTACTGCTCTTGTATTGATTAATTTGCTTTGTTATGGCAATCGAACCACCCTGATCATCATTAACTGGATACACATTACCGTATATACTTCCTTTTGAACTTAGTGATTTAACCATATTGGTTCTCTCAAGTGTAATTACAGGTAAAGAAAATACGCCTGTCGTTTCTCTTAAATCAACGTTATTCTTTATTTGAAAAGAACGTTCTGCAGAGACCCATACCACAGGCACTTTTTTAAAGCCTCTGTTAGTTTCCGAGTGAACGTTCAATACTTCATTGACCCAATTAAAAACTGCATAGTCTATAGTTTCAATCGTTGATGGTCCAAAAGGTATTTCTGTTTCGTTAGTTGGCATCGAACATTCCCTCCCTTACCTTGATACATTTTGCTGATATTTCTACTCTTCTGTCTGCTTGTCCAAATATTTCTCTTGGCTCGGCCAAAGATACTATCTTATAATATTGTTCGCCATATAAAACGAAGTCACCTTCGCGAACATACAAGTTCTGATCTTCAGTTAGACGTCTTTTATGAAAATGAACGGTTATACTAGCAGTTTTGTCTAGTCCATAGTTCTCTGTTGTTGTCTGGAAGCCTTCAAAGTCGACTAAAGCGTATATTTGAATGGGAGGCAAGAAACTTTTGTTCAATGACTCGCCATATAAAGGATGAAAGTTGGTTGTTTCCATATCGATTGGATAATATAGTACTTGTTGCCCGACAACTCGCTCAATAAGCTCATCATTGACTTGTTTTACCAAATTTCGCTCTTTTTCGCCAGCAAAGAGAGGTGGCGGAGGCGATTTTGGCTGTTTCCATTTGTTGTCGGCCATTTAAGCTCTCCTTTTAACCGTGATATATGCCCATTGGTATGTGTTTGTTTGTCTCATTAACTTGGGCGGCCATGGCAGACTGATCGTTGACTATTTGCTTATAGGTCAACTCGTCTAAAGTAGCTTTTAGCTCTTCTCTAAGTGTTTGTTGCTCTGCCTGAGCCTGTGAAAGTAAATCATTTGCGTTGAGAGTTAAATCATTACCAGGAATAGGGATTGTAGAAAATTTCCCTCTAACTTGTCCAAGCATTTCCTTTGTTAAGGAAAGAGCAAAGCGACGAATCCACTGCTTTCCGATTGAGTTTATGTTCTTATAAGGAATATTGGCAAAAGGAAGAGTATTCATGTTGTTGACACCATCCGTGTTTGCTTTTCCGCCTGAAGATGCATCCTCTTCCCAAGGATCTGTCTGAACAACGTATTCAAACCAAAACTTATCTGGTGAGTTATTTACTGGGGAAGGAAATATTCTTAATTTATTGTTTTTGATCTCGTAAGAATAATGCGAGTTTCTAGTGTAAATTGCATCTTCATATGCCATGGCTTGCATTTTATTTTGCCAAGCTGGAATTACCTCAAAAGTTGAATCGTCCGAGTACATTCCGTATGTCGATAAATTACCAATTGTATTGATTCCGCCATAATATCCATAAAATCTCCACATTGCATGCGGAGTCTTATAGAATACTCTTTTAATTGAAACTTTCTTGTTTTTTTCTAAAAGATTTCCATCACCACCAAGTGAACTTGTTAATATAGCTTGCAAGTCATAATCTTGAACACTGTTTGTTGGCTCAAATGAGGCAGATCTGATCGTTTCTGTACCTCCGATGTTGGCTTCTGTTGAATATCCCTCTGCAACTCTTTTCCAGTAAGTAAATTTATACTTCGGATAAGCCAATTCCACTCTTTTTCCATCTAAGTCATCAAGTAGTGCTTGCCCGTCTTGGCCGGATAGATTTCCATCGTGGTCAAACGTGCCTGTAGTGGCGCCTAACATGCTTGGAAGAGCATTTTTAGCCTGATGTATGTTGACAATGTATGAGTACTCTAGAACGGCTTCCTCATAGGCAGTATAAACGTTTCCTGGAGTAAGCTCAATATCTAATACATCTCCGCCAAGCTTTTTGTACGTGTAAGACACTTGGTCAACAGCACCTTGAACAAAATTGTCATCGTATAATGGCTGTCCGTGAACAGAATAAACACCAAAAGCATAATTTATTTGACTCTTGGCTTCGACGAGCGTACCAGTTATTGGTAATACTGTGACGCTAGCTCTTTGTTTTGGTTTTAAAGTAGGCGCTGACATGCATAAGTTCTCCTATCTAGAGTAAATAGTTCTCATAGATGGAAAACCCATATCATTCCTCAAGCATTGCTTACTTAGAGGATCTAGAGGAGCGTCGATCAGTAGAGCGAGTCGTCTTTGTCGTAGCTTTTTTTGCAGTTGTTGTGCTTGTGCGATTAGTCTTTTTGGCCACTGGAGTTGTGGTAGTGACTTTCTTGACTTCAGGCTTAGTTGCTTGAGTTTCTACTTTCTCAACGACAGGCTCTGCATATAAAGTACGAGTTGTTTTTTCTTGTGTTTCTTTTACGACATCAACAACTTGCTGTGCAGCTTTTTCAATCTTCTTTTCTTCAACTGGAGTTACTACTCCATCTTCTAAAGCTTCGACAACTTCGCCTTTTAGTTTGGCGATTGTTGCTCTTACACTAGCGTACTTTTTAGCGTATTTTTTACTATTAAGTCTTCTTTTGCGTTTACCCATTTTAGGTCTCCTTGGTTAGTAATAAATAGTCAAAAATCTCAAAAATTGCCTGCGATAATTTTTTGGCAGATCAGCATTTTGAGTTTGTTTAGATATAACAAAAAACCCCATGTCCATTTGGACATGAGGCTTGATGCTTTTGATAAGGCTAAGGTTTTACGCGATTTGAATATCGGCGGCGGTCGAAGCGACAGCGTGTACAAGCCATTGGCTTCCATCGCAAATAACTTCAACAAGGGCGCCTGGATCTGTCCCGTTAGCTAGCGTAATATCATCGCCGGCGATAGCAACAGAAGTTAACGAGCTTTCAATACCCACCATACAACTTCCTCCATCGTCCGCGTGTCCGGCCACAACAATCGTTCCTCCGCCGCCTGCTGCGGCGCTTTTGACAACTTTACACCACCAGCCTTTTCCGGCGTCGGCAATTGCAGGTAACACATATGTAGTGGTACCCGAAGCGCCTGTGGCAATAAAAACAGTGCCACACTGAGCTACTGTGCCTGCTGTTGACACGGCGTTGGTCAAGGTAGCTACCTTCTTTCTGTCTGCTGAATATCTTCCTAACTTACTCATGTTCGTTTCTCCTTTTCTAAAGGCTTTGTTGCCTTATCAATCAGTAGTAAATAGTTTGTTGGATTTGTTAAATCCAAATAAATCAAAAAAAAGCCCCACCCGAAGGTGGGGCTTAAAATTAGCCACTTAGTTTCTAGCTAGCGCCAGCTTCACCAAGCAATCCGCGTACAATGACGAGACCGTACATATCAGGTCTAACCATCTTCTTCGCGTAACGGGTCATCACGCCTTTACGTGGTGTGAAGTCTTCCGTACCGAAGATGGTAGGAGTGACTTGCAGAGGCACGTAAGGAGCGTAAACAAATCCGCTTTCAAGGAAGCTTCCTCCCTTGCGGCCGACGAGGACAACATTACGTGGGAAGTAAGGATCAACATAGATGTCCCACTTCTTGCTAAGTGCACCTGTCTTAACGGCTCCGACTGTACCTTTGTCAGCATCAGCAGTGACATTGGCACGGAAACCAGAGGTGAACTCAAGAATGTTGGCAACTTCAGGCGAAGTTACAAGGAAATTAGCTCCACCGCGAAGTGTCTTGCGGTGAATTTGGGCCGATACGTCGTTGATTGTTTCAACGAGCGTCTCGTACCATTCGCTGACAGTACCGGTAAAGTCCGGAGCAGCAGCAGTAGCACCAAGCTCGACGCCAGTGTCCTTCTTGACGAAGAGACCAGGTGAACGCGACCAGTAGTATGTACCAGCAGTTGCACCTTGAACGAGGTCATTGAGGATCTCACGGTCGATCTCAAGAGCGATTTGCTCGGAAAGAATCGAGGTAAGCTCAACTTCAGCGTCGAGGTTGTGGTAAGCATTGAGGTCTTGACCGAGTTCCGGAGTCCACTTAGCTTTGAGCTTTTTGGTCACGGCTGTGACCGGTGTGCTGTCAACTTTGATGTCAATCTCTGGGATCGCATCTTTGACGCCGGCGAAGTCGCCATCGGCTGTAGCCGAGTTTGTTGCGCCTTCAAGTCCCCATGGGGTAGATCCAACAACATTACCGAGACCATCTGGGCCCTTAACAAAGGTGTCCCTAAGTGGGTAAACAAGAGGAATTCTCTTTGCATTTGCATCTACCGTAAGTGCGCCATCGGTTTGAACAACAAGAGTGATTCGGTTTGAAGAATCGATACTGGTCAAACGACGAATAATTACAGGGTTCGTTGCGGCTCCGAGGTCTACTGGATCGGTGCCTGCATTGGCGCCTGTCCACTCGATACCACCAAGAGCATTAGTGTTCAAGCCTACTAGTCCTGATGCGGCCTCATCTCCAGTACCATATGTACCGGTAAGAGCGCTTCCTTGACTACGAATAACTGCGACATACTTAGTTGTGTTAGCTAAAAGATCCGGATCAAAACGAACGATTTTCTTTTCAGCCTCTGTAAGTGCGCTGACCAATTTACTTGAAATAAGTGCACCATCACCGTCAAATTCCAAACCTTGATCAGACGTAGAACCTGTTGGAGACGAGTAGTGGTTGGCAAGATTGTAGAATCCGCCGCCTTCTTCAGTGATGTCCGCAGTACCACTGATGATGCCTTTACCGACACGTCCTCCACCGAAGAGGGAATCGTTTGCGTCAACACCCATTCGGCCCGTATTATATTGAAAGTCCATGAAGAAGATGAGTCCCGAAGGCAAGCTCATCGGCTGGACCGACACTAGATCATTGGCGATAAGTCCGCCAAAAACACGACGAACGATAGGGAATGCTACGGAAGCAAAACCTTCGACGTCACCAGCTGCCATTGAGCTGGCCTCTCTAAGAAGCTCAGATGCTTGGTTTTCAAGCAAGCGAGCCATTGTATTTTTACCATGGTCATTATCAAGACCCTCAAGAAGTCCAGTAGCTTCCCACTTATCTAAGAGAGCAGCACCTTCTTTCTGGAGGTCGCGTTTGACAAGACCTTCAGTCAACTTTTGTAAAACAGACATTTTAATTTTCCTCCTTATATTATTAATTGAAATTTATTTGTCTTTAATTTTTAATACCAGCTAAGAGTTTCCATCGATTAGAAACCGATGTATCTTGCTTATTTTGTTGTCCCTCATTCAATCGAGGTAACATTGGTGCTGAAGAATTATTTACCACCTCGCTCAGTGATTCTGGCTGTCTTTTTGTTGATTTACCGGTGCTGCCCACTGCGCTTTGAAGCGTCTCATATATTGTTTTTGCTTCTTCAACAGAATCAGTATTGATCAAAGCTTCGACAATTTGATTTTTTTGCCGCCCATTCAACGAGCTGTTTGATAATACTTTATTCGTGTACAAAAGACGAGCATTCGATTTGTTTGCTTCGTCTAATTTGTTTTTAAGAGCGTATGCTACTTCTTTTACTTCTTCCAAGGTCTGAGCGGCTTTATCAAGTTTATTTTGATTTTGCTTTTCTAGGCTCGCGATGTACTTCTTGGCTTCAAGTAACATATTCTCGTAGTGTTCGTTTGATTCCTGCAACTCTTCTGCTGCAGCTAATAGTTCTTCTAAGTCTTCTGAGACTTCATCGTCGCGACGGCGAGCTAGCTCAAGTTCTTCTGCTTCATCTAAATAAGCACTTGGCATTCCGGCCCAACCTCCGCGGACAGAATCAGGGCTAACGTCAACTTTAAGCGTCTCTAAAAGATCAATTAAGTCGTTTTCTTCAAGCTCAACTGATTCGTTAAGATCTTCGTCATCGTCATCGTCGTCTTTGCCTGGGCAATGAGCTTCGTCCATCTCGTCGTCATCTTTACCTGGACAATGAGCTTCGTCCATTTCGTCATCGTCGTCTTTACCACAACTAGATTCCATTAGATCTTCTTCCTCATCTTCCATATCGTCCATCATTTCATCTTCGACAGGTTCACCGAGATCTTCTACTTCTTCTGGAGAGATTCCTTCTTCGTCTCCCATACCCATATCGTCTTCGGAGGCTTGCTTAATTAAATCATCTAGATTAACAACAACAACTTCCTCTTCGTCTGGACATGGGCAAAGCTTTTCGCCCTCGGTAGCAGCTAGTGGAGCTTCTATATCGTCTTCTTCTGCATCCATGGGTTCTTCGCCTGGCATTGGCATTGGACCAGGAGTAGCCATGTCGGCGGCTTGGTCCTGTAAAGCGGCAAAAGGATCATCTTCGCCAGGTAACGGTTGCTCCAATAAAGTTTCAACTGCTTCTTTGATTTGACCTGAATATTTTTCTATCAAATTTGATTCGGCCGTTTTTATCGCCACTTCTCTTAACGCATTTGCGTCAACGATCGCTTGTTCTAACATTGAAGACATTAAAATTTACTCCTGATTCAGTATATACTGTTAATAAATAGTAACTTTTTTACATAAAAGACAAATTGTCTTATTTCTCTTATGAAGAGTGATTAAATGAATCAGTTACCGCAAAGATATGTGCTGCTTCAGAACTATCTGACACGTTAGTTACACGAAACATAAAACGACGTCCTTTGCCGGCAGCGATGGCAAATGATGCGGCGGAGCCGGCAAGGAGAGTAACGCCGGTACCTCCGACCAAATCGACAGAATTGGAGCTAACATTAATAAATGTAAACTCGAAAGTATCACCCACTGCACAACTTGGGATACCAGCTACAATATTAGCGGCAGTATCTGTAGTGTCATCTTGACTAGCGTTTCTATTCATAGCAGACCATAATCCACCAATTAAATTTGCTGCTGAGATTGTTTGTCCCGCAGTATTGTCTGAGGATGTTGCAGCTGGGGCGATAGTAAAAGCCTTTGCATCGCCTCTGATAATGTCTGTCGCATCTAAAATAATTCCGCCAGTATTGTTTTGTACTGTAAGTCCGCCAGATGCAGATGCTTTCCAAAAATTATAACTAAACACGTTATTCGCTGAAGCGAAAACAAGGTCATCAGAAAAGCTATCAAAATTTATTGGTCCAGCAAAAGTAGTCTCGCCAGCAAATGTAACATGCTTATCAGAAGCGACCCTAAATGCTTCAACAAGTCCAGAGCCATTATTTGTGGAGAAAATTAAGTCGCCTTTGGTATCATCAGCAGTGCCGTCGTGACTTGCTTGAATAACTGCCAAACTTGCATTTGCGTGATCTTCAAAGATAATCTTTGTTTCAGCACCACCGTCGCCATTTTCAGCAGTAGTGTTCTTAAGTGTAAGATAAGCATCGGCGCCTTCAACCTGGAGCATTGTCCCAGGAGCATCAGTACCGATCCCAACTCTATTGTTTGTCTCGTCGACAACAACTGTCGTTCCATCAACTTGTAAGTCTGTTAAAACAGTTGGTGATGCATTTGCTTTAAAACTACCCATTAATTATCTCCTATGATTCACTGTACGGTACACCGCCACATACGCCGGATCCAGTTAAATTAAACATTGAACCTGAAGGTATCTGAGTTAACTCTGCAAATACTTGATATTTTAAATTGCTTGTGGCAGTACCATTAGAGATATACATCTTCTTGCATTTAACGTCCATTGTCAGACTCCCGTATCCGGAAGGAACTGTAATGTAGTGATTGTGCACAATAACGTCAGACGCAGCAGAATCAATCGCTGTTGCACCTTCAGCGCCAACGACAGTGACGGCCGCGGCTGTACCACTTTGAAAGTGCACTCGAATATCTTCTCCGTTACTTGTATTATTATTAATAACGGTGATAGACTTAGTTACGCGGGGAAACTCAAGCATATGAACTCTGTTAGCATCTAAATCTGAAGATCCGGTTATCCATGGTCGACCAGATACTTGATATGAGCCTACGTTGCTCAATCCTGCTGAATATTTGTGTACTGCCATTCTAATTCTCCAAAAAAATCACTCTGTTATTAATATTTAGTTTGTTTATTATTAAAAAAACTTTTTTATGCTGAAGCTATAAATAGTTCTAAATCGCACGAAGCGGTGTCTGCTTGAGCAGAAACACTTAA